TTCGAACGGGCTGAACGGCTTTCGTTCGTTCAGGCCGTTCAGGCTTGTGACTTGACAGAAGGAGTGCTCCCTCGAGCACCTGACCAGCGGCGCGGATACGCGATCATCAGAGGGGAACGCATGCAACGCCTGTTCTCGTGATTATCAGGAGATTATCAGGTTGCGGCGCCTTTTATCTGGTATAATTTGCCTATCGGAGTATTCGCAACCTGGAAGGAGGCTCTATGGTCTTGCTGCTCAACTATACCCATCCGCTCACCGAGGCGCAGATCGCGACCGTTGCCGGGATCGTTGGCGAGATGCCGGTGGTGCGGGATCTGGCTTCGCAGGTCGACCGCGCTCGTCCCCTGGCCGAGGTGGCGCGCGACCTGGCCGACGCCGCCGGTCTTACCCCCCAGGAGTGGCAGAACACGCCGCTCATCCTCAACCCACCGGCCCTCGCGCCGGTGGCCGTGGCGCTGATTGCCGAAATCCACGGGCGGGTCGGCTACTTTTCCGCCATGCTGAACGTTCGCCCGGTCGCGGGGAGCACCCCCCCGCGGTTCGAAGTGGCCGAGGTCGTGAACGTGCAGGCCCTGCGCGACGAAGCGCGGGCCAGAAGGTAATCTCGTGCAGCCTCGTTCCTTGCAAGGAACGAGGCTGCACTGGTTTTCGAGCGGTCCGATGCCTGGGAGACAACCATGCCTGGTACCATGTCTGCCATCGAACGCGACATCCGCCGCTGGCGCTGGCACGCCACGCAGCGCATGCTGGCGGCGATGATTGCCATGTACGACGCTCGCCGCGAATGGCACGTCGAGCAGGTTGACGGCCCCATACGCATCGTGCGCATGGGGCAGTACCGCTGGGCCGTGGCCGAGGGCGGCGAAGCGGCGTGGCTGGTTGGGAGGATCGAGCCATGATGCCCGCTGGCCTCTGGCGCGCCAGGCACGCCGAGCGGGCGCGCACCATTATGGCGACCGATCGGCGATTTCGCGCCGCCAGGCGCATCCCGCTCCCCGATGGGTGCGATGACCTGGATCGGTTCTTGGTCGCCGCGTACCCGGTGATAACGGTTCGCGAGATCGCGAACCTGCTCGGCGTTTCGGAAAAAGCGGTGCAGCGGTATCTTGCGCCACTCCGCGCGCGGGGCCTCATCCAGCCCACTGCCCGCTGCTACAACCCCGTCGTCAGCGATGCGGATCGCGCGACCGTCGCTGCGCTGGTCGCGCAGGGGTACTCCAAGCGCATCATCGCCGAGATCCTCGGCGTGAGCCTGGCGCGGATCCGCGGGATCACCGAGGATCTCGGCATCGTGGCGCAGAGCCAGCGGCCTCGCCCCACACCGTACGGCACGCGCGAGGTGGCGCAGATGTTTTGCGTCACACGGCCCACGATCTTGCGCTGGTTTGCCCGCGGGTGGTTGCCGGATCTGCGTCCGCCGGGCGCCCGACGCCCGGCGATCACGTGCTGGTGGGACATGGACGATCTCGTGGCGTTCGTGCGCGACCGCCGCACCTGGGCGGCATGGTCGCCAGCCACGATCACGGACCCAACCCTGCGCGCGATTGCCGAGCAAGCCCGCCGCGCGGCGGGTGGGCAGTGGATGGATCGCACCGAGATCGCGCGGCATCTCGGTATTTCGCCGGCCAGCCTCAAGAACTGGAGTGCGAGCGGCTTGTTCGCCCGGTGCGAGGAGGGCTACGACCGGACGCTCTGGATCACCCATGAGGATCTGGCCGCGATGGACCTCATGCTCATCGAGGCCGATCGTCACGGACTGCGGGGTCCAAAGCGGATGCAATTCATCCATGCATCCCTGCGCCGGCGATTCGGCTGACAACACCACAACGACCCGGAGCGGTAATCGCTCCGGGCCGTTGTGGTTCCTCACCGTTCACACCATCGGCAACCACGCAACACACCCCATCCCGCGCCCCCGGCCCACGTTCGCCACCACGCCATCGGCGATGAGGATTGCGCTAGGTCGCGATGACATAAAACCCGGCAGCCTCGATGTATCCAGTCGGCTTGACCGTCAACTCAAGTGCACTGCCGGTGTACCAGTCTTCGAGGATGACAAAGTGCTGGTCCCCGGGGCGGATATGCCCGTGCAACGTCGCTTCGGGGCTGAACGAGAAAAACATATGACGAAGCGGAACAACCGTCCACCCGACCGAACTATGCGGAAACGGGAGCGTGAACCGCATGAAACCGGTTGCGGTCGTGCTTGTCCAATAGATGTACATCAAGAACCAGCAAATAGTGTCTATCAATAGGTATCTTCCCCCAACAAACGGGAAGCCGTATGTTGTCGACCCGTAGGTCGTGCTTCCGAACATCTCCGGCGTCCAGGACCCGGTCCGGATGCGCGGTCGGCCTGCGGATGCGAGATCGTCAAGCATCCGCTCGATCCGTTGCAAGCGGCGCTCCAGATCGATGGCGTTCATAGTTCGCCCTCCGCCCGCAGCGCAGCCTGGATATCCTCCGTGCCGTGCTGGACGCGGATCACGACCGCATCGATCCGCGCATCGAGGTTCACATCGCGCAGACGGAGCGTCACATAATCCCCCCACTGCCATGCGATCCCGTAGCGGCTCGTTTCGGTCTGCATGATCGTCGCCTGCGCCAGCAACCGGGGTCGTCCGGCGCGCAACTCGTGGTGCGCCTCGTTGGATAACCCGGCGCTTTCGTTATACATCGTTGCATCCTTGAACCGCTCTCGCCAGCGGTACGGCGATGCGGCAATGCGCGCATCGTCCTGCGCGGTGGCAATCAGCCGCTGATCGCCGTCCCCCTGTCCGCCGCACGTGACATGCGTCACCTCATCGCCATAATCGAGCGTGAGGGTCCAGCCACCGACGTTGCCGAGGGTGTCGCCGAACACCATCGTCCCCCGGCGATCCTCGCCGCGCTGGAGATCATAGGTGTTAAAGATCCATCCCCCGCTTCCGTCGGTGGTCAGATCAAAGGCAACGTAGGATCCTGCCTGTGCTGACGCATTGGCGATCTCTTGCATGACCGTTAGGACATTGCGCCAGGCGAATGCCTTGCTTATCGTCACGCCCATGCCAACATCGGACGTAATGATCAAACCAGGAATGCGACGATCCGCCGCGGCGAGCGGGCCGGCTTGCTCGCGCGCGATGGCCTTGATCACGTCATCCGCCCGCCCCGTTTTGCTGGCTTCGTTGGAGCCAGCGAACGCCCGCACCACCCGCGTGGCCAGCAACCCGAGTGGGGCAATGGCATGGAGCACGATGGTGCGCATGCCATCAGCAGCGCGCTGCTGATCAATCCGCTGGATGAGCCAGCGGTAGGGGCCGATCAGCATCGTATGCCCCCCTGGCTGATCGCGCCACACCTCGAGCAGTCCGTCTGGCACGACGCGCTCGATCGCACACGGCAAGCTCCCGAGCGTGATGCGCAACCGCCCCACGTCATTGACCGTCAGGCCGATCTCGATCGTGCTCCAGTCGCGGAGCACACCGATCACGATACCCTCAGCCGTCAGGATGGTGATCCGGTAGTTCATCCGTCGTTACTCCAGTATCGCGGGGTCCACCAGACAACGATCGTGGATAAGGCATGGATTTGCACATGATTGGTGCCAGGCATCAAGCGAAATCCGGCCAGTCGGCTCGTGGGCAGCAAGAGACTGGTCATGTCGCCTTGTATATCGCTGTAGATCCGTGGCATGGTGGGATCCGTGATGATGTATGCGCGGTCCTCATGGCCAATACTCATATCGCCATAGATCCCTTCGCCGGTGGTGCGATTGACGATCGAGAACACTCGTCCCCCACGCCACATGAACGTCGGGTACACATCGTGCGATGCATCATTGACGAGCGTATAGACCGCTGGTCGGTTGCCGACAAACCATAAATGCCCCCAGACATACATGGTTCCATCCGGGCTTTCCGTCAGTCCATACGGGACCATCGTCCCTGACCCCAGGATCCTGCGCACGATGAGATCCGGTATCCACCCACCACCGCCGGCGTACTCGGCAATCAGCAGCCTCTCATACGGATACTCTTCGACTGGCCACCATGCCATCGATCGTCCCAGCGCGCCGAGCGTGCCGGCAAGCATGATGATATTGCCGGCGCGTGTCTCGATGATCGGGCGTCCCCAGGGAATCGGCGGTGCCTGGTGCGCCGATCCCCACCCCTGGCCAGCCAGGCGGATCGCACCACCCCGACGCACACGAAAATACCCCCGACTGCCCGCGGCACTTGCCGCGACCGCCGTGTAGATCTCGCCAGATCGTGTGACGATTCCGCCGCCCAGCGTGGTTCCGGGTTGCCAGCGATAGGTTCCCCACGTTGCCGTGCCATCAGCAATGATCAGCGACGCGATATGGGTTCCGCCCGTTGTGCCGCCCGGCCCGGTAAATGATCCCAGCATCAAAAACTGATGTGGACCGAGCCGGCGCGCCTGGTGCACGATGCGTGTTCCGCCAAGCCCCGGAATTGGCTCGGCAATCGGCATCAACACCGGTGGCATACAGACGTTGCGCATCCACGCCACGCCCTGCGACGTTCCGTTCGGCGTGGTTGCCCAAAAATCGCCAGTGACCATCATGGTGCCATTGGTGTATGGCACGATGTCATACACGATAGCCGAGCCACCCGCGGTCGATGCCGTGCCCAGACCGGAAACGACCATCCAGGTACCGTTCGTGCCGGACACGGGACCGCGCCACATCGCCAGCGCCGTCCCAGGTCCGCCGGCAATCGTCCAGAAACGCCCGCCAACGAACAGATCCGTCTGGTTCCCTCCCCAGACGCTCACGTATGGCGTGCCGCCGGATAACCCGACCGATCCATTGGTCCCCGCCAGGACCCTCCACGCTCCGCATGCCAGCATCGCAATACGATGTGCCGTGCTGCCGGCAACCGTGGTGAACAGACCGCACACCACAATGGTGCCGGTGCGGCCAGCATTCACATGATGGATGATGGCATGGTCAAATGGCGTTCCGCCCGGTCCTGGCAAGGTTCCCCACCGTCCGTGCGGATCGCGCCAGACAACACCCTGGACGGTGCCCAGATCAACCCATCCGCCCAGGATGGTGCCTTGATGTCCAATCTCTTCCCAGACCGGATCGTAGGCGGTGAGTTGAAGCGACACGGTATCTGACACCACGTCCATGGCCGTGACGTTCAGACCGCCGCTGTACACAACCGGCAACGAGAGTTCTTTTCCTGCGCCGGTGTATATCAGCCGCAGTGGTTGCGGATACGGCGTTGCATTTGGCTTGACGGCATCAATGAGCTGCCGCCTCGCCCAGTGCAGATCAAGGAGTGATGTGCCCACAATGGTTGCCGTGAGCGTGATCGTCCGCTCCGGGCTGCGTGATTGCTGATACATCGCCCCATCGCGATCAAACCGGTCGATGGCAAGATTGGCAATCGGAGCCATCCCCACTCCGGCATGCCCGGTTACATACGTTCGCAGACGGGCCAGTGGCAGCATCGTTCCGCCCGATCGCACGCTGGCCGGACGATAGCTCGCCGAGCAATGCGGCGCGCCGAGCCAGACACACCCGTGCTGGTCGCCGTCAACATAGGTGGTCAACCATCCCTGCTCAAGCTGGACGGCATCGAGGTAGACCGCGGCGGAACCCACCGCGCCGCCGGCGCGCCGCACCATGACCCGAACCCAGGTGAGCGTGCCAGGCACGTACGCGGTGACGCTCAGCCGTCGCCAATACGTCGTGCCCACATTGCTGATCGTCCCGGCCCCATGGCCGCCAATCGTAATGACCGCCTCGATGGAGCCGGCAGTCCACCCGCGCACGTAGCACGATGCCGTGTACGTGCCTGACGCCGGGAGCGTCAGCGTGCCGGTGGTGATGGCCACCGTACCATTGACATGCTCGTTGTACCCCAGCCGCACCCCGACCGCCCCGAACCGCTGTGCTGCATACGTCATCTCAGCGTACGGGAAGGTAATATTGCCGGTTGCGGTCGCGGTCCACCCCCCCATGTCCCGCTCGAATGACGGATTGGGGATGTAATTGGTTTTTTCGGCTGGCACGACCAGGTGGTAGAACGTCGTTCCTGCGCTCATAGGTTCGCTAAGCTCCGTGCGATCACGTCCGACACGTCGGTGTGTGCGGTCGAGTGGAAATGTGCGGTGTAGTTGATGGTGCGCTGCTGGTGGTAGACCGCCTGGCGCCCTGCCGCCACCGCGCCGCCAGCCATCGTTGCCGCCGCCTGCTGCACGAGCGGCACGCCGGCCAGGATGCCGCCGGCCATGCCCTGCGCGATTGGCAGGCCCACCAGATCCGCAAACACCTGCGATGGTGAGCGGATACCGAGAGCCCGGCGCGCCGCGTTGAGCGCGTCCTGCGCTGCCTGTCGCGCAGCGCTGGTGATCGACGACACGCCACCGCGGATCGCGTTGACGATGCCGTCAATGATGGATTGCCCGATCGACCTCGCCGCATCGGCGAGGTTGATACCGCTCAGCGTGCCGCGCATCCCGTTGATGATGTCGATCACGCGATGGCGGAGGCCCTCGACCGTGCTGACCGCGGTATCCCGCGCCCGCTCCAGCGCTCCAACAATCGCCTGGCGCGCGCCGTCGATGGCGCCCTGCACGCGATGGCGCGCCTCGTCCATGATCCCGCCCACCCGGTCACGCAGCATGCCAACGATGCTGACCGCGGTATCCCGCGCCCGCTCCAGCGCTCCAACAATCGCCTGGCGCGCGCCGTCGATGGCGCCCTGCACGCGATGGCGCGCCTCGTCCATGATCCCGCCCACCCGGTCACGCAGCATGCCAACGATGCTGACCGCGGTATCCCGCGCCTGGGTGAATCGATCCGTGACGGTCGAGCGGATGCCGTCCATGACGGTGGTGATCGTGGTGCGCAAGCCCTCGAACGTCGAGGACACCATGGACCGCAACCGCTCGACCGCGCTCGTCACCGCCGTGCGAGCGTCTTCAAACCGCCCGACGAGCCAGTCGCGAATAGCACTGATGATCGGCAGGATCAGATCGCGCAAATTCGTGAACGTGTTGACGACAAAATTGCGCAACGCATCCACAATCTGGCCAATAGCCTGGCGCGCCCCCTCCCAGTCGCCGCGCATGATCGAGAGTGCTCCCCGCACAATGCCGTTGATGATGGCCGTGAGGGTGGTGATGACGTTCTGGATTTGCCGCCAAATCACCGTGACGGTATTGAGAATGAGCGTTTGATTGTTTTGGATAAATCCTGCGATCCCCCCAAACACCGTCTGGAGAATCGTGGCAATCAGGGCCACCACCGAACCGATCACCGTCACGATCGTGTTCCAGACCGTCTGTGCGGTGCGCAAGATATCGCGACCATTTTGCCGCCAGAATGCAAGCACGATCCCCATCACCGTCCGGATAATGGTGCCAATGGCATCCATGATGGATTGCGTGATATCGCGGATGCCCAGGAAATTTGTGTTCCAAGCCTGGTACAATGCTATCCCAATCGCAATGACCGCCGCGATAATCGCAATGACCGGGGCCATCGCCGTGACGATCGAAGCAAGGGTAGGGACCACCAATGCAACGATCGTGCCCGCAATCGCCATGAGGATCGGCTGCCACTGATCGCGCAGCAGGCTGATCGTGGTTTGCACCCACGGGGCGAGCGACGCAAATGCCTCTTGGTTGCCGGTCAGGGCCTGGGTGAGCGTGATGACGGTGCCGACAGCCGGCGTGACGGTGTCGTTGAGGAAGCGCGTCAAGACCGGGAGCAACAGGCTCCCGATGGTGATCTGGAGCGTCTCGACTGCCCCGCGCACCTGCTCAAGCGCGCCGTTGAAATTTTGCAGTCGGGTGGCGGCCTGCTGGTTCGCATCCACCTGGCCGATCTGTGTTTGCAACTCGCGAAATCCGTCGGCACCCAGGCGCGCCAAGCCCACCGCGGCGCGCATCGCGTCAGTGCCGAAGATGGTCGCGAGCGCCGCGTTGCGCTGCTCCTCGCTCAAACCGCTCAGCGATTCTTGCAAAATCCCGGCAATCTCGTCCATCCCGCGGAGGTTGCCCGCTGCGTCGAAAAACCGATTACTCCCGTCCGCGGTGATGATGCCCAGATCGCGCATCGCTCGCTCGGCGGCTTTCGAGCCGGGTACCAGCCGTTGGAGCAGGGTTTTGAACGATGTGCCCGCATCAGAGCCAGACGCGAAGAGCGGCGAAATCCCGGCGATCACGGTGTTGAAATCGTCGAATTCCACCCCCATCGCCGAGGCTACCCCACCCGCCTGCGCCAGCGCCAGCCGGAAATCGTCAATCGTGAATTTCGACGCGACCGTCACCCCCGTGATGCCGTTGATCGCCACGCCCATGTCAGCGGCGGCGATGCCAAAAATAGCCATCACGTCCGTGGCCACATCCGCGGCGGTCGAGAGATCGGTGCCCGTGGCCGCCGCAAGCGCCAGTGCCGCCGCTGCCGCGCCGTCCAGGATCTCGGTTGCGCTCAGACCGTTGCGCGCCAGCATCTCGATGCCCGCGGCGGCCTCCGATGCGCTGAAGGCGGTCGAGGAACCAAGGTCTAACGCGGTCTGGCGGAGCGCCTCCATCTCGTCCCGGGTGGGCGAGAGCACCGCCTGGATGCCCGACATCTGCGCCTCGAAATCCGCTGCCGCGGTTATCGTGCCCGCGGCAAACCCTACCACCGCGCTGCCAATGGCCTGCACCGCCATGAGGGCTGCCCCGCCCAGCGCCACCGAGATCGCCCCGCCGAGTGCTGAGAACCCGCTCCCCGCCCGGCGCGTGCCGGCGTCAAGGTCGTCGAGATCGCGGGTCAGCCGGCGGATGCCATCGTCGGCGTCGGTCTCGATCTTGATGCGGATCGTTGCTGCCATCAGCGTTGGTGGTCATCCTGGATGCGCCGAAGCGCCTGACGATACATCGCCCACCGGCGCGCCCACAGGAGCGATCCTGGCGCATGGAGGATCTCCCACGGCGGCACGCCCCAATCCTCGGCCATCTGGAGCACAGCGAGCCACCATGGACCAGTCGAGCGTCGCCCCCGCAAGACATCCTCGATGGCGACGCTCAGGTAGGGTCAGGCCGCGCCGCCTCCTGGATCGCCTGCGTGATCTCCCTCCATTGCCGTACCGTCATCTGACGCACCGTGTCATCGTCAACACCGAGCAGCCCGGCCAGGACGGGGATCAGATCCCTGACCTGCTTGCTCTCTTGCATCCGCTCGATGCGCTCGAACAGTCCGATGGTCAGATCGTCGGTGTCGATGACATGCTCACGTTCGTTGATCGTAATGCTCATCCGCGGCATCAGAACGCTCCGCTCATCGGACAGGTCCCCCGGCGCGCCACCACAATCGTGCCCCGTCCCGCCGTGCCCGCCGAGGCCTCATTCCATTTGCTGAAAAATTGCCCTGATACGATCACGTTGCCGTTCTGGTCGCCCAGAACATCGAATTTCTCCCACTTCATGGGGAGATCGATGCGCAGGAGTTTCGTCGTGACGGTCGTCCCCATCGCGATCGTTCCGCCGGACCACTGCATCCGGAGCAACTGCGCTTCCTCGTTGCGCCATTTGCTTTTCTGGCCGGCACCCGCCGCACCATACGTGCCGCTGACCTGATGCTCCAGCGTCAACTGTCCGCTGATCTCGATGTCGGTCCAGACCGCCGTGTGAAAAAAGAGTTGTCCGCTGTCCACGGTGAATTTCGGCTCCCACTTCGCGGCGAACGTGATCTCGCCGCTCAGGATGTTGCCTGCCGTCACCTGGTGGGCCGCGGCCAGTAACGAGAACGGAAAATTGGCCACCGCAGGCGCCAGGTAGAATGTCCCCCGGCTCGCCAGGATGGTTTCGACTTGCTCGAACGTTCCCGGCACCGTCCACGTCTGCGTTGCCGTGGTCCCCGTCATGCGCGCCATCAGCGTTGCGCTGACCTTCATCGCCTCCCCGCCCGCGAACGACAGTTTGACTTCGGAGGCAATGACATACGGCAGTTGCTCGACCTCGGTATTGTCGCCTGCCTCAACGGTGTAGCTGATGGTCGGCCCGCTTATGGTCGTTGGCACGTTCCACGCAAACAGCGCCGTTGAGCCACTGGCTCCTTGCAAGCTCCCCTGCGCGCTGTTGGTTGTCACCGTGCCGAGCCCGAGCATGTTGAACAGCGGCGGCAATTGCTCGAACGTCGCTTCGGTGTCAGCCAGGCTCAATTGCGCCATGAGTTTGGGGATATACGTTCGGTCCGCGCCGCCGAAGATGCCGATCACCTCGTCGACCTTGACGATCTCCCGCTGGTCCTCCGGCATGTTGCCATTGCCGCGCCAGATGAACCGCGGTGAGACCGGCGTGCCCGGCGTTGTCTCGCGCCCGATCTGAATGCGCTGGAGTGCTCGTCGCCCTGCCATCGTCATCTCCTCCTCCTATGCCCCTGCGCCCCAGAGCAGGCGCACCGTGACCCGCAATCGCGCTCCGTAGTAGATGGCTCCGCCAAACGAGAGATCTGGCTCGATACCGCCATCGCTATGCGGTCGGTCGGGGCCGCTCTCGATGGTGATCTGATAGCCGTCAACGTTGTCGTCGGGATCGGCCAGCGGCACATGCGGTCGCACCAGATGCGTCGCTCGGAGTCTGGCCAGCAGCGCCACCGCCTCCGCCGCGTTGGCGGGGATATCGTTTTGCCCGAGCGGCGCAACATAGAGGAGCACAAGCATCGTGCGCTCATCGGTGCGCCATCCGCCGCCCTTCAGGTACCACTGCCCGTCCGCTGGCCAGGTCAGCACGGCCGGCAGGTTGGCCGTGCTCAAGCTGGGCGGATACGCCGACAGATCCGGCGCGTAGCGGATGCCCGCCACGTCGCGATGGAGGGCCTGCAACCGGTTAATCGCGAGCGTCAGATCGGTCATGCTCGCACCTCGATGCGGTCGCCGAACATCCACGCCCATGCCGCCGGATCGCGCCGGACTGGAGCGGGCAAGTCATGCAGGAGCGGCGGCGTGCGCGCAAACGTGTGGCCATTGCGCCGGTCATACAGATCGTGCGACGCTGCCATGCGACGGGCAATGCGCTCACCGTCCAGCGTCATGTCAGTGACCAGTTCCTGGTGGACAAATGCGCGCAATTTGGTTTGCACCTGCTCGACCCCGCCGAAGTACGAAAAATGCCAGCCGGCATCTGGCAGCACCGTGTAGCGGGGATACAACGGATCCCCCGTGCCCAGCCCGTAGCGGATGACATGCGGCGTCATGGCGCGCACATCTGCCCAGCGCGCCGCCCGCGTGCCCAGCCAGCGAGGGCCACCTACCTCGACGGTGGATACCTGGTAGTAGTACAGGCGCTGCTGGAATACCAGCACGTGCCCGTCGGGGATGCCCTGCGCACGGATCGCCCGCACCACGTCGGCGCGGGGGATCTCGTCCACATCGGAGATCAGGATAATGGCGTCATCGGGCAGATCCAGGGGACGCAGCGCATCAGCAATCGCGTTGCGCTGCGTCATCTCCCGGCGGCGTGTGGCGGGAATGCCATCCCCGGTATCGCACAGATCCACCACCCACATGGTGACCGGGCCGTCCGGTGGCGGCAGGAACACGAGATCTTTGCGGTGACCGCTGTGCGTCTGGAGTGCCTCCACCACCACGAACCGATCAACCACATCGCACAACTCCTCGTAGCGCAACCGCCACATTGCGACTTCGTTCAGCACCGTGCAGCAATCAACGATACGCATGATGGACCACCATGAACGCCAGGCCATTGTCCGGCAGCAGATACATCGTTGGCCACCCGGTCCGCGCCGCATGCGCTTCGACCGCCCGCCGCACTCCCGGCGCGTACACGGTATCGTGGACCAGAACCACGCCCCCGGATCGCATCAACGGAGACCAGATCGTCAGTTCCGCACTGACGTGCGCATACGTGTGCCGGCTGTCCAGCACCAGCGTGTCGATGAGGCGACCGGGGAATGCCTCCTGGAACGCAGCGACGGTGTGCTGGTCGGTGCTGTCGCCGAGCAGAAAGGACCAGTGCGGATGCCCGCGGAACAGATGCCCGACATCCTCGGTGCTCACGCTGACCACCATCGCATCGCCACCGATCTCCTCCGCCCCGGCCAGCAGGGCCGCCGTGCTGATCCCCTGCGAACACCCCAGCTCGACCGATAGTCCGGACGCGCAGGCTCGCAACAAGGGCAGATGCCACCGCATATCGTTCGGCGTGCGCAGCCAGTGATCGTAGACCATCTGTGCTGACGCCATCGGCAAGACACTCATCCTGCGTCCCCTCCCCAGATGGCGCGGCAGCGCGCGACGAACACCGCCCGGTTCGCCTCGTATGTTTCCGCATGGTGTGGGAGCGGCCCGGCGCTCATGCCACCTTTATGCTCGATTGGCCAGACGGTCTGGACCAGCCCGATGCCCGCCTGGAGCGCGCGCAAGCAGATGTCGTTATCCTCCCAGTAGAGTCCGGGCATCGCGGTCGCTGCCCAGGGGCCTCGCTCCCCCGGCAGGATGAGCCGGTCCCACGTCGCCCGGGTCGCCGCCACGCACCATCCCTCGAGATAGGGGATCCACCGACCGTAGACCAGGTGCTGGCCGAGCGACGGACCATACAGGTACCCGTCCCGCACATCGTTGGCGATGATGGCTGGCAGATCCGGCGCGCCGGCAATGTCGGAATTGAGGAACACGATCACATCCCTGTCCGCCAGCCCATACCCCTGGTTGTTGCCTGCCGCAAAACCGACATTGTCGGCATTGCGCACGTAGCGATGCGGTGACTTCCCTTCATGCCACGAGCGCAACGCAATCATCGTGGCATAGGGTGTTGCATTGTCCACCGTCACGATCTGGTCAGCCCCGCCTACGGCACGCAGGTAGTCACCGACCAGATCCGCCGTCTCTCCATACCAGCACGTCACCACACTCAGCGCCATGGCAACACCATCTTTGGTACGATAATCTGCCGCACTCCCGGCGCATGGGTCTGCTCTCGCTCGATCCGCCGGCGCATCGTTTCGATGACCGGTCGCCAGTGACGGTCGATAACCTCGTCAATCGCGTACATCCGCACCCCCTCGACGGCCTGCCGCTCCAGCGCCCCGGCGCGTTCGGGATCTCGCGTGCCGTGGGCTGCCACGATCCGATCCGCCACGGCCTTCGGGTCGGGCAGATAGACGTAGCTCATCTGCGCGTCGAGATAGCGCGTGGCCTCGTGCCGCTCGACCTGCCACCCCGCCGCACACAGATCCTCTTGTGCCGCCCACCTGCCCACGATCACCGGGCGTCCGCACGCCTGCGCCTCCAGCGTCGGTAAGCCAAACCCCTCGCCCACGCTCACCGCGAGCAGCACATCAAGGGACTGATAGAGCAACCGCAGATGGTCGAGCGTGTATCCGGCGCGATACTGCTCAGCATGCGGGAGCGATACCCGGTGGCTCAAGCCTGCCTGAGCCAGCAATGGACGCAATGGGATGCCTTGCTCGAACCCGTCATCTGCCGGGTCGGTGTGGCAGAGCCAGTGGAGATCCGGGCAATGCCGTGCTGCCAGTGCCACTGCCTCGATGAGCTGCGGCCATGCTTTGCGGCTCGGCAACCCACCGCGGTTGACCGCCACGGTGCCGACCAGATACGCATCCGGTGGCAACCCCAGCGCAGACCTGGCCGCCCGCTTGTCGCCGGGGTAAAACACCTGCGGGTCATACGCATGCGGCGCGTAGAGCGGGTCTAACCCGGCATCCTGCATCGCGCGCACCCCGTTGGGCGCATACGCAATGGGTTGCCAGGCCTGGCGCAATCGCTCGATGACGCCAGGCGGCGGAGGCTCATGGTCGATGGGCGCGAGCGGGGCCCAGCGCACCGCCTGCGCCCATCGCTCCGGCTGATAGACGCCCACGTCCTTCAGCGTCACGACGACATCGGCACCCCAGCGCCGCGCGGTCGCCGCAATCACGTCGTTGCCGAACGGGTCTGCGCCACCCGGGAACACCGGAACCCCCTCCAGCTCCCCGGTCCAGCCTACCTGCCCGTAGGCCGCGAGCACCGCGATGCGACACAACCCGGCCCGGTGCAGCCGGGTGACCGCGAGCCGCGTCTGGTTGGCATAGCCCGACGTGGCCAGCGGATGGTCCGACACCCAGAGAACGCTCAGGCTATGCATCGCCGGCATCCTCCCGGATCGCGATCGCGATCCCCCGCCGGTCATCGGGATAGGCAAGGTCGGTCATGCGGTAGGGCCGCGCCGCATCGCTCGCGCGCCAGCGCAGCAATCCATCGCGCACCTCGGCCAGCAACCGCGTGTCATCCACGAGGATGATGCGCGTGCCGGCATCGGCGAGATGCGTCAGATCCGCCACCACCGCGTCCTCGGTGTGCTCACCGTCCACCCAGGCCAGGTCCGGCGTCGGGATGCTCGCGAGCAACCCCGGCAACACATCCCGGCTCAGGCCCGTGTGCGCATGCACCGCAATGTTGTACACGTGGCGGTCGTAGCCACCCAGAACCGCCGCCGCATCGACCGCGCGCGGATCGGGGTCAATCGTGTGATAATCGAACGGATGTCCTACGGGGAGCAACGAGAGGAGGAGATAGCCGAACAGGGCCTTGTTGGTGCCGATCTCGACGACCGTCGTCGGCGGGCCATAGCGCCCCACCACCCAGGCGATGGTCGCGATCTGTGCGGCGGCGGTGGCGCGGTCGGTGTGCTCCAGCAGGTTGCCCTCGTCCGCATCGCTGGAGTGACAGAGCGCGGCGTACAGCGGGTGGGCGGCCAGTCGGTCAAGCATGGCGTGATCCCTCGTCTCACCACATCCCCCCGGTCCGCGACCGGTAGGGGGAGAGCAGCCACATGACATCGCGTGGCATGCCGCTCACATACGTCACCTCGCCGCCAGCCTCGAAGCCGGCCACGTCGGTGACACCAACATCCTTCTGGCGGTACACATGTGCTGCCAGTCGCACCGTGGCCTGCACAATTGCTGCCGGCGGCGTCAGACTGTACCCCCACGTGCCTGCCACGATAAGATCGCGATCCGTGGACCAGGTCCAGGTATACCCCGACATCAGCCGGAGCACCCGGTACGGCGGTCCCTCGTTGCGCGGCTCCAGCCAGACGGATCCCGCCGGGATGGTGCCGCCATCGCCGTTGATCAGCGACACCAGCCGGTACAGATCCCGGTCCAGCCACAACGCCGCGCCCCGCACACGCGCTGCCGCTGCGGCGCTGTAATACGACGTGCCAGGGGTAGCCACAAACAGACGCCGGGTATAATCGTCGATCTGGCCCTCCGCCCGCAGCAGGCAGTTGGTCAGCAACGCATCGTCAATCGTGCCGAGGACGCCACTCGACGACAAATACTGCCGCAGCGTGCCGAGGCTGGCGTAGCGCGGGGTGCTCATGCCAGGCTTGTGCCCAGCGCGCCGATCCCGTTCGTGGCCGGCGCTCCGCCGGTCGAGCGGGGCCGATAGCTCAGGATCGTCAGCGCCCCGAACGCCGAACCACCGGATGCCATGGCAAACTGGCACGACACATGCGTGTACGGCGTGCCACTGACCGCGCCGAGGGTGTCGCTCTTGACTTCATACACCACTGCCAGCGTCCCACCGGTGTAGACCACCGAGCCGTGCACCGCGGCGTTGGCCCCGGCTCCGTCGGTGTGCTTGAACACGGTGAGCGTCCCCGCAGCACTGACGCTTCCCAGGAACACGGCGGCGTGATACTCGTGCTGACCAGCGAAGACCGGGGCCGTCGTGCCGCCAGCAGCGCTGGTGTAGATCGCCCCGGCGGCGCCGGCATCCGTGCGCCGGTTACTCAGCGCCAGATACCCCGAGGTAAACAGATCATGATGCGACATCGTCATGCCTCCTACACGCCGGCGCGCAGCACGGCTGCGCCCCAGGGACGGATGACCTGCCCGCCAACCCGCCGCCGCAGCACAAACCCGACCGCGTTGGTCCGCGCCGTGGTGAAATCCTCGTACCGCTCGACCGCCATCCCGCCTACCACCCGATCCACGATCAGGTAGGTGGGGCGCGTGATGAAGATCACCGGATAGCTGTTGGCGGTGTAGGTCCCCGCCGCGTTCGGCGCAGCAAGCACCTCGGTTTCGTAGATGGGGTACCCGGTCAATTGCGTGGGCTGCCCCTGCGCCAGTTGCGGCGCGTCAGAGCGCCCGGTCCAGAGATAATTCCCTTGCGCGTCTTTGAGCGTCATGATGTGCGCGAGCGTCTGGCGCGACATCAGCCACGCTCCGCCCACCTGCCGATACTGGCTCGCCACCTGGTGAGGCAATTTGCGCAGCGCGTCCGGGGTGACCTGCCCCGCGCCCCCGCTCGCCAGCGTGCCGATGACGCCATAGCCGTAGGTGTGCGGCCCGCCCGTCGAGGCATCGCGCAGAATACCCTGCGGCCCGCCCACGCCGTCGCCGATGATGAATTGCTCATCCTCGAAAATGGCGTAGGCGCTTGCGAATTCGTCGGTCAGCAACGATACCACCCCGTTCGCCCCGGTGCTATCCTCGAGCAGATTTTTACTCACGCTGGTATGCGCCATGAGCGTGTGCACGGGGATGCTGGCATTGCCAAGCGACGCCTGCGTCGCCGCTTGCGTCGCGGTCGGGGCCTCGTCGACTTTGGTTACCCGCACCGCGCCGATGTAGCGGTCATCGCCCCCGGTGCGCACCGGCCACGTCACGCGGTCGCGGGATGTCCGGATTTGGCGCGCAATCTGGCGCATCGGCGTCAACCCCTGGATGCGCGAGATGATCTCGTCCTGGATGTCCTCCGGCACGAGCGCGCCGCCCAGCACGTCTGCCGCCTCAATCTGTGCCGTCTTGATCTCCGCGACGGTCTTGCCGGCGGCGATCTCTGCCCGTACCTGCTCCGGGGTCAGCACCACCCGGCGGCACCACTCGTCGAGCACACCAGTGCGCAGGTACTTCAAAAACGACCCCCGCTTGCGCCAGGCTGCCTCCGCATACGACGGCCCGTAGAGATCCCGCAGGACCAGCTCCGTGTCGCGGTCGAGTGCGCGACCAGCGGTCGCCTCGTACCAGACCTTGATCGCGGTCGTATCCACGGAAACGGGGTCGACATCCGGGGCCGCCCCGATGGGCAGCCGAGGCTGTGTCTCAGCCTCCAGTCCATCCAGCGCCTTGAGCGCTTTCGCCTTCTGCGTATAGTCGGTCGCCGCCTCCAGGTCGCCAGCAGCAATCGCCTTGCGCGCCAGCGCCAGATAGTCAGCAACGGTTGATGGTTCCATCGTTGTATCCCTCAAGCTCAAGCACATCAAGTTCCAATGCGAGCCGGCGCAATGCGTTGTCCCGCGCCGCCTTCGCGCTCTGCGCGCCTGCGCGACCGTCGGGATCGCTTGCCTCATAGCCAAGTTCGGCAAACAATGATTTATATTCGACCGGCAAGAGCCGGGGTTCTGCCGGTGTGGGCGTCAGCGACGCCGCCATGATTGGCCAGCGCAGCACTTTGTGCGCGCCGCCAGGCATGGGCTGTCGCACCACCAGATGCGGCGCGCTGTCGGTGCTGATCCGCAAGAGACCGCGCCGCACCAGCTCTTTGATCGCCGCATGGTAGCGATGCGCGGCGTCAAGCTGGCCCTTGAGCCAGACACCCACCTCGTCCATGCCCGCCTCGATCCAGGACCCAATGACCGGCACAGCTTTGGTCGCCGGGTCTTGCGCGTGATGATACAGCATCGGGCGGCGATCCCACTGGTCGAGCCAGTATTCCGTCGCCGGCGTGAAATAATCGCGGTGCTCGCTCACGTCCGGCTCCTCTGCCGAGCCGAACCGCACCGCATAGCCCTGGATCACTCCGGTGTCCTCGTCGATCATCTTGACCGCATCGCCCACCAGCGGCGCAGCGCCCGGGACGGGCGCCCACGTCGGCTCCACCCGTACCCACTCCATCACCGGCGCAACCACCACCTCGCCCGCCTCCAGCGCGTAGGGCGCATGCCAGGCCACCCCCGGCGCCAGACCCACGATCGCGTACCCGGGGTAGACCTTGATATCCGGATACCCCGCGCCCGCGGCGCGGTATGCCGCTGCCACCGCCTCATCGAGATCATCCAGCGTTGCCAGCATCGCCTCCTCGACGCGATGCGCGATGGTCAGCAGGTCCCAGGCTTTGATCGCCTCGGCATCTACGTGCGCCTCGACATCATCCGGCGCGATCTGGTCGTCACCGTCGATGTCCTCGAAGCCAAGATCCTTGAAATGCGCGGTCATCAACGCCGCATACTCCCGATGCGCCGTGAGCATGGCCCGGATGATCGCCGCGTCCGCCGAGCTATGCCGGCGTCCGCTTTTGGTCGCCACCAGCTCCTCGGTCCAGGACTGAGGCAACGCATCCTCGAGCCCTTTGCGCTTTGCGAGCGCGATCAGGCGTCGCTTGAACTCCTCGAACGTCATCGGACCGCGATACCGCCCCCACGACGACACCGCGTCGCGCACGTCCTGGCGCGTCATGATCGGGAACGCCCGGCGCTCGGGGTCCACAAAATCGCTGTCCTCGAGGTCCGCTCGCGGCACTCCGCCATAGCGCTCCGCCATTATGATCGCCTCCCAGGAACGAAATGACCGGCATCGTCGAGCCGGCCCAGGCCCGCCTGCACCGCATCGAGTTGCTGCGTGAGCGTCAATGCGCGCTCACCCCTCGCCGATGCCTCGACCGCCTGACGCAATGCGCGCTGACGCTCACGCTCCAGCCTGGCCGCCGCGTCCTGCAACGCAGCATGGTAGCCACGCGGATCGCCGCGCTCTAACGCACTGAGCGCCCGCCGTCCTTGATCCGTCGCCAATCCGTCGGGGCCGACCAGCCCGAGCGATACCAGGTGCGCATCGGTCACACCGCCATCGTCAGCAGCTTGACGCAACGTGTCAACCGCACCCTCGTCCAGGCCCACGCGCCTGGCCGTCTCCGTAGCCCGCTCGCGGCGCTGCGCCTCCCTGTCTCCCGCGCCACCGCGAGCGCCGCCGCGCCCGCCACCAGCCCGCTGCTCCCGCTGCGCTTGCCGCTCGGCCTGGCGTTGTTCCCGCTGCGCTTGCCGCTCGGCCTGGCGTTGTTCCTGCTGTGCTTGCCGCTCGGCCTGGCGTTGTTCCTGCTGTGCTTGCCGCTCGGCCTGGCGCGCTGCGCGCTCATGCCCGCGCTCAACCACACGCATGGCAGCGGCAATGTCGCCCTCCGTCGCCGCCCGCGCCAGTCGCTGGCCGGCTGCCGTCAGGTCGATGCTCACGTTCGCCGCGCCCTCTTGCCCTGGCCGGATGCGGATCAGCCCCTGCGCCGCCAGCGCCTCGGCAGCGCGGCGATTGAGCGCAATATCCTCCGGCTCCTCGGCAAGCTGCCCGGCGAGATACTCCGACAGCGCGTCGGCCAGCGCCGGATCGATGCCCGTCTCAGCAAGGACGCGAGCGACCGTCTCCGCGGGGCGCTCCTGCGACGGCGCGTCCGCTTGTGGCGCTGCCTCCTCCCGCCGGCGACGGCGCGCTCCAGGTGGGGGCCTGGGGAGTGGTTGCCGCTTGCCCCAGCGCACCAGCGCGGCATGCCGCGCCGCCTCGACCCGCGACATCGTCTGCTCAAGCTGCGCTGTCGTCGCTCCCTGCTTGACAGCGAGCTCCACCGCCGGTTTGCGGCGGATGACAATCCAGCGCCAGATGCTCGGATCGGTCGGGCG